CATTATTTTTATACTTTGCGACTACTTTATATGGAAACTCTGTAATATCAAAAACAATAAACGCAGAATAATCATTTCCAAGTCCACGAGCAACGTCAACTGTCATCAAATAATTATGTTCTTCTTTTGGATGTTCATAAACATCTAATCCGGCATTTCTTTTGATAGGATCTTCATATACAAGATTTCTAAGTTTTGCTGGACTAATCAGTGTATTAACCGAACCTAAGAATTCGCATTCAAACTCAACCTTGAATTGCTGTTCAGAAGTGTTTGCAATAGTCTGTTCCTTCCAGGCAGCGTCTCTACCAGGTACTTCAGACCAATGAACATCTGTAGGCACATATTCGTTCTTGCCACGTTCAGAGTCGTGCCACATACGGTAGAAGTGGTTCATACCACGTGGCGTAGATACGATAATTACCTTTGTGCTTTGTCCAGAAGAAATAGTAGGATAAACAGAGGCAAAGAAGTCATCAGCAATGTGATTCGGGATGAAAGCGAACTCGTCAAGAAAGATGACATTATAGGATCCGCCTCGGACAGCAGATGAAGAAGTAGAGTTAGATGAAATCTTGGAGCCATTTTCTAATTCCAAACTACCTTTGTTCCAGGATATAATACCCTGTTGCATCCACTTAGGTAAATTCTCATAAGCAAGTTGTAATCTTCCAAGCAGGTCTCTAGCAGTGGATGCTTTGTTTGCCAGAATAGCTATATTGACATTATCGTTAAATACAGCATAATGTAACAAATATGAAACACAAGTTGTAGATTTACCTGTCTGACGGGGCATCTTGCAGATATTAAATCTATTCTCATGGAAATTTCTTACAAGTTTCTCTTGAAATGGATACATCTCAAAAGGAACAAGACCGTGATCCAGAGAAACAATTTTAATATAATTCTTTGCAAAATATACGGGGTCTTCTTTACACTTTAAGAACTCGATGATTTGTTCTTCTGTAAATTCAATTTGAGTATTTGCCTTCTTAAGGTTTGGGTTCCCCAAATAGACTTCAGACATAGGAATAGCCCCTTTCTGGACCCCAATTCTTCATTCTGTAAGAAACTGCTTGTATTGTAATACCTAGATCATCTGCTGCTTCTTGCTGAGAAATATACTGTTTACCATTAATACTTACCTTTTTACTATTTGGATGGTTTTCCCCACCTTCATATTTGTGTCCGAAAGATCTTCCTTTAAGAGATTCACTTCTTTTCCTACAAGTTTCTTCCGAATGTTTACTACCTTTATTTTTGGCACTTGCTTTATTTAAATTTTTCATATAATATGCATCTCCATGATATACTTTTTTGTGTCTCTCTCTACTGCAAATATATAAGTGCTCAGGAATGTCTTTACCGCCTTCACTTCTTGGTGGATGGTGGTGGACATCCATACCTAGCATTTGTTCCCAAGATAATCCCCAGTTTTTACGGGCAATATTTCTTACTGTTTTTGGACTTAACTTTTCTTTTGGAACTTTAATAATAGCAGACACATTTCAATCCCAATCTAAAAATTATTTATACAAGATAAACTTCACTCATAATTTAGTAAATCTCCCTCCATTGAAGAGCAGCAGCAACACCAGCAGTGGCATTACCAGTAATAGTAATAGTCCTTACAACAATTACATAAATCTCAGAGTTTGTTGAATCTATATTTTGAACAATAATATTTTTCTTTGCTTGACTTAATGTTCCAGAAGCAACTGGTGAAAGTGAGTTTTGTGATGCACCAGAAGGAACATAACCTGATGCAAAGACATCACCATCACTGTAAGTTGTTGCATCAATACAATATTCAACACCACTATTAGCAGAAGCAGAAGTCCAAGTTAAAGTTCCAGCATTACTCAAATAAGCAGAACTTGGAAGTTTTACTACCTTATAAAGGATACTATTTGTTTCACAAAACAATGAAAGATTATTTAATTTGACTGATATTCTATTTGGATATCCTTGAAAACTATTCTTAAGACGAATAGCGACTAAAGGAATTTCTGTTCCTGCTGGTGTTGGTGTGGTTCTTGTAGAAGTCATTGTATAAGCAAAGTCAATACCACTTTCTACATATCCACCTTCTGACATAACAGAAGAACAAATTTGATCAAACGATGCTCCAATACCTACACCAGTATTTCTGATTTCACAACGAACTGGTAAATTTGGATTTGCAATATAAACTGTTGGAAGATAATTAGAATGGAAAAACTCATGTGCAGTAATAAGTTGTCCATTATGAGCAAATCCACAACGAACTCTACCAACACCTAACCATTGGAAATCTATAAATGCAAGTTGAGTTTTTGTAATATCTAAATTGAATCCAGAAGTCCCTGTCCCATCACATTTGTCTCTATTCCATTGTGATTGTGGAATTCTGGTTTCTGTTGCAATTCCACTAGTAAAAGTTCTGATTACCCAGTTGTGAGTTCCAATACCAGGACTTATTCCATTTGAAGTATTTACTCCAACTTGTTCAAAATAAATTCCATCTCTATCATCAAAGTATCCAGTTCTTTTAGTTGCATTCTGTTGAGGAGCATAAAAATTAAAAGAACTAAAAATTAGTTGTCCTTTTCCTGGTTGATAGTGGTGATAAAACTTTGTTTGGTGAACACTAAATGCAGTAGAACCAATACCAGTTTGTAATCTTGCACACGCTTGATTAACTAAAAATGTTACTGTTGAACCTGCACCAGAAACACTATCTAAAAAGTTTGGGTCAATAGCATAAAGGTGCTTATAATCACCAAGAGTAAATGGTTCAGAAACTCTACCTCTACCAAATGCATCCGAAGAATTTGTATCTGGATTGATAGTTACAACAGTCTCTGATGATATTCCAACAGTTCCAGTGACTGGAAATGGGTTATCAAGAGTAACCACCTCGCCATTTTTATTGGCGATCATATTGACTTCAAAAAGGGTTCTTTCTTGATTTAGAAAGTCCTGATCATTTTTATTAAATTGTGCCATTATTAATCACTCCAAGATAATCTTTCTGGTCTATATCTTTCTGCGTTTTTAACTTTTATGGAAGTAGATTCTGCTGGATAGATATTATGAACAATTGCTCCAGGATATTCTCTTTGCAGTTGTTCTGCTAACTCATTTTTAGTTAACATCTTACCTTCAACTTCCATACGATATAATCTTCCTTGCCAAACTACATCTGCAAGAAAAGATTCATTTGCTGTTTCTGGTTGAGACGCATTCATATAAAGATTTCCATTGAAATCTCCGGCAATATTGATGCTTTCGTTAATAAACTGTTGAAAAGATTTCATTTTAGTTGCAGTTCCAACGACGAAGGGCTTTGTTGATTCTTGAATCCGGATCTCTTGCAGTTTTTGCTGAGGTAAGTTTTGATTTCATTCCTTTCATACGACGACAGAATGATGCTCTACGCTTTGCTCTTTTACCCTTTGGTTTTTTTTCAGTTACTGCAGTTTGAAGTTTTGAACCAGGATGCTCACGACGATAGGCATCAACTGCTTTTTGACTTAATCCGTCAGTTTTATCTTGACGATTGACTTTCTGCCAGTCTTCAGATAAACCAATTTCTTCTCTCCAGTTTGAATACTCAACTAATTCACCTTCTGGTTCATAAGATTGATATTGAGGCATTCCCCAAGTACTTCCATACTTATATTGCATTAGTCCTGCCTGCCCAGCAGGCATTGGGGTTATTTTCTTTTCACCCTTTGAACCATACTGAACATTTACTGGTTGGGAGTTTTGTCTTGCTGGATACTTTTTATCTTGTTCAACAGATTTAGTTCCCGTTGGACTATTTTGTGGAGTCACAGTGTTTGGTCCAAATGGCCAACCTTCAACTAATTTAAGTTCTTCTTTCCAATTCGAATATCCTTCTTTCTTGACACAATTAGGAACCACTTTATTACCTTTCTTTTTCATTCCTTCTTGTTCATATCCATCCCAACACGCTTCATCAACTTTACCTTGACCACTATCTACATAGTCTGCTGCGGTATCAATATAATCTGCTGCTTTGGTAATCTTTGATTGAACCCAAGCTTCTAAATTGCCCTCACCTTTACCAATTTTTTTCTTCATTCTTTTCGCTGCACTTATAATTGTTTCAAGTTCTGAGCGAGCCATTGAATATTCATGATCATATGATTCTGGAAAATTTCCAGGATGTGGAGAATTTGGATGATACTCTTTATTAAGTTTTGATGGAATTGAAAACATATCCCAATATTTTGTACCGTATTTGCACTCATCACGAGTTTCGTCTTTTTTACACTTTGGACAATACCTAATCATTTTTACCTCTTCCGACTTTGTTCCCCAATTATCAGCACCAACCTTACGACACTTAACTAGTGCTCCAGATGCATATGCACTTGGCCAAACATCATATCTAGACTTTACCTTATGGTAACAGGCATCTTTTTTACCACTACCTTTACCTGGTTTGTCTTTTACTTCTTGTAAATCCATTTCTTCAGTTCTTACGTTTGTTGGTTTAGCACCACCAGTTTTTTCTGGTTGATTAGGATCTAAACGATTTTTTCTTCTTCTTGCTGCCTCTTCTTCATCTTTAGAAAGTGCTCTCTTCATTTTAGAACTCCCACATTTTGGTGTGGAAGCTTGACCTGGTTGACGAGCACATGGTTCTCCTGACCATTTGCCACCCAGTTGAACCCATCCTTTTGTGCCGTCAGAAGATTTTGATTTATTAAACCAATCGTGCAGACCTTGATCTCCAGACTTAGTTTCTTCTTTCACATCTTTGAACTTTTTATGATGCTTTTTAGC